TGTTGAAATATTCGTCTGAAGTCATTTCAAATCCAAGAAGATATGGTCACGCAGAAAATGGTGTGAAGTCTTTTGTCAAAATAATGAATAATAACTTACATGATGAAACCCCTGTTGAAATAAATTATAAATGTCTTTCAATAACTTCTGAAAATATGAGGCCAGATGTATTGTCAGATCTTTTTAAACGCGCTGGAGTTAAAAATCTTTGGGAAAAATTAGCCCAGCAATCTAAATTTCAATTGTTTTGGACATCAAATGATGCAGCTTCAGTTCGTAAACAGTCCGAGGCATACTTAAACTCATTAATGGAGACAAGAAATTCCATCGCGCACCCTTCAACATCAATCACATGGCCTGACTCGGAGGCTATTGAAAAAGCGTTACAGTTTTTTATGACATTCGGTACTGTCCTTATAGATGTACTTCCAGTTTATGAATTGGATGTTGGTGGCGATTAGTCTAGTTAAGGGGAGAGCGCATCTTGCTTTCAGTTGCGTTTGGTAGCCTTAAAGGCAATTTAAAAGAATAAATAGATGCATGCTTTTAATTATTTTTGCACAATATTTTAGATTGCACTTTTGTCAGACAAGCCCAGACTTGCTGTGATCTGCAAGTTTGCACAAACAAATCTGGGTTTTGTGTGCAGGGAGGTAGGGGAATGAGCACCCGCCGAGAGGTGACATAGGGTTATATCATCCATGCCGAATTTCATTCCTTTACACCTCTTCACTGAATCATTTCGGTTCATAATGTCAGTTTGAGGCAAAAGCCGCCTAGCTGGCGGCTTCTTAAATGGCGATAGTTATTTATTCTTCTTAAGCGGTTTGGTTTTCCATCGCTTAACCAGCCATTCAAATTCTTGATAGGTAGTTTCTGACTTGATGTGCTCCCTGATGGCTTTGATCAGGGGTTCGGCAATATCGTAGGTCTCTATCACGGTGGTATACGATGTTCGTTTGATCATCTGCTCGTTATAAATCCCCTCGCGGATGCTCACGGCAACCCTTTCGTAAAAGTTCAGGATATACTGAAATTTGCGACGCTCAGTCATTTCTTCTTCGGTGATCGCTTTGCCTTCGCATGGAAAGACGTAAGCACGGAACGATTTTCCTGAACGATGCACTTGCTTGAGGACATGCAGCGATTCTATGTACTGCGTATCCTGGCGACTTTCGAATAGAAAGTTCGCCGTTTGCGTTTTCTTTGCGGTGCGGACGTTATAGACGATTGTCCAGATGGCAACGACAACGCCGAGCAGCACAAGGGCGTTACTGATAATTTGCAGGGTATTGGCGTCTAATGTCATGTTTTTTATCCATAAAAAAGGCGGGGTAAGTTCCCCGCCTCGTAGAGGTTAGATTCAGCTTAGAAGCCGTCGAACTCATCAAACAATTTTCTCATAATAACCCCCTTTGAAAGCATTTCGTAGTTCACTTATTGGTGAAGATTCACTTATTAGTGAAGTAATACGACAAAATTACCCTAAAGGTAATCGGTAGTCAAATGGATGGGCCTTTTAGAGCTGCACAATAGTGCACAAATTTGCACAATTTTTTTGATGCTGTTTATGCCCTTTCCGCCCTGTGGCGGCGCGGTCTGGCTCAGGATCGGGAAGTGCACAAAAAACGAAGCAAATGTCGCGCGCAGGTGACGGGGGAACAGCCCACGCGACAGGGGTCAGGGAGGGAGTGCGGTTAAATGCCATTCTTCGGCCTTTTCCCCCCTTCTTAGAGCGCTTTCTCGCTTCCGGGTGTGAGCGGGGTCGATTGCAGTTTGCGCCTGCCAGAATGGCGCTCATGTGCTCTGAGTGAGGAGGCGTTATGGGTCGTACCGGGTGGTGTTCGGGTGGTGGCCGGTTATGCGAAGATTGAAAATTACTGAAGGATAACCGCCGCAGGATGTGCGGCGGGTGGTGCGGATCACTCGTTTTTAAGCAGAGCGTAGGGATTGAAGCGGATCACTTCCTGACCGAGCCAGTCATTGACGCCCTTCATGGCTTCCATCACGGGCAACATTTCGTTGATGGCGAAGACGCGCGCGGCCTTCTCAACATCACCCAGCGAGCCGGTGCCTTCCGGCATTGCGCCCATCAGTTGCGGCGGGATGCGGTGAGCGTCGCGCAAATCGTTGCGCGTTGCTGATTTGATGTTAAGAAACTCATCCTTTGCCGATATCTGGCTGAACGGCAACAGTTGCACGCCGTCTTTGCCGCCGCCCGGCGCGTGGATCAGCACGTTTTTGAAGGAGCCTTTCCCTCTGGCCTGTGACAGCGTCCTTTGCACTACCTTTATGCTTTCCTGATCTACCTTCTCCGACCCGACATAGAGAATGCATCCGGCATGGGATCCATTGTCGTAATAGAGTTTGCGGAACTTATCGGCGGAATGTGACAGGCTGGCGGACAGAAGCGCCCCCATGTATTCCGGCATACCGTAGATTTCCTGATGAATATCCGGGTTCATGATGTGGCAGACCTGACCCGGCTTAAACTCGTATTCATCTTTCCACTGCCGGATAAACCAGTACGTATCAAGGTCGCTACCCCGTCGCGTGTTCAGCGCCGGAACATGCTGGAGTTTGAGCGGGGCACCCAGAAGGTTAGAGCGGCGTTCAAGATAGGCATTACCAAAGACATACCAGTCCAGAGCAAAGGCAGAGAAGGCCTGACGTGACAGTAAGGGGTGAGGGATATAGCACCCGGTCAGCACATTGCGCTTGAAGTAAAGCGCAGACTGATGCAGCGGGGATTGTGCGAACGCACGGGTTAACCCTTTCCAGTCTATTGGCGTTTCGTAGTACCGGCCGTTATCGACGCAGCACATGCTGTCCAGCAGATCGTAGCCGTCCGTTACCGAATAGGGGCCGTCAAACGTGAAGGCACTGAGCGCCGGATCGCTTCTGAGCGCGTCAGAGATATCAGGCTGTCCGGCACTGCCAGTGCTGGCAGCGTGATTGTTTTTGTAGGTGCGCTTCTTCATCAGAACTCCATAGCAAACCCGCCGCTGCCATTCTCCTGGCCCAGCGGTTCGTTAATAATGGCGAGCATATTCGCCCAGGCTAAATCACCGTGGCTGACGCCGCGCGAGCGGTCAGTGTCATAGGTGATGAATCCGCCAGGCGTCTTTACCTTGCGAACAGAGTTAAAGGCGTTGATCAGGGCGCGCTCGCTGCGGTCATACTCCCAGCGACCCGCGCGGATCAGCTGTAGCATTTTCAGCACAAGTGCGCGCTTTGACGTCATTGACATGGTGTAGGGCATGGCCATCGGGAAAAACTTCTTCACTATCTGGTAAACGGCTTCACCGTTACCGCCAGTCACGTCGATGCCGACATGCTGCACGTTGTATTTGAAGGTGAAGTTTTCAATAACTTTCGCCTGCTCTTCAAACTCAAGGCCGCGCACCTGTTCTGTTTCCACTGTGCGGAATTTACCGCCCGGCACCAGTGGCGGAACAACAACGCAAATCGCGCCGCTGTCACCGTTGCCGCTGCTGCCGTTGGCGTCATAGCCGATCCAGACCGGGCGATTACCCATCGGCCTGGACGCAAAAGGCTTCCAGTCAGGCCATTCGTCGTAACCATCTGCGCCGCAGCCAATCAGGGCGTTAAGGTTGAAGGCGGACTCACCATCGCGAACGAACTCGCACATATACAGGTTGCGGAATTCATCCTCACTGTTTTCATCCTGAATTTCTTCAAGGTCGGTGTATTCCCAGCCGTGGTCTATTACGTCCTTCAGGGTGACAATCTGACGCCAGGTTTTATCCGGGCATAACAGCCCGCTGTTCAGCGTTTTCCAGCTCACATCAAACGCTTTGCGCTGTGCCTTCGGGCGTTTCTCATTCCAGCGATCGCCTGTCCAGAACGGGTAAGCCTCATGGGTTTCACCTGACGGCGTGGAAAAGTAGGTACGCGTCAGCCCCTTCAGCGTTGCCATTGCACCTGCAACCTTTCGCAGGTTGGTGAAGTTGCTGACCCAGAAGAATTCATCGAACTTCAGGTTGCCCGTATATGACTGTGCCGTCGCTGCGGACGTACCAAGGAAATGCAGCTCTGCGCCGTTGCTCAGTACGATTTTGTCGCCACCCTTAAGCTCAACATCCACCTCTTCGGCCATCCTCTGAATGAAACCCCTGAACTGGTGCGCCTGACGGCGGGATGCAGACAGAAATATCTGGTTGCGCTGGTACGGATATTTCACATCATCGCGCAGCGCATCCAACAACGCCTCGCGTGCAAAGTACCAGGTTGCGCCAATCTGGCGGGACTTCAGTATCATGCGGTTTCGGTGGTGGCGTTGCTCATACCATCCGCGTTGATGCCACGAAAGCGAATCCAGTATTTTCTCCCGCAGTGCGACGATCTGTTCTTCGGTGAAGTGATTTTTCTGCTTGCGCTTGCGCGGCTTTTTGCTCGCTCCAGTCTCTGCCTGCTGTCCGTCAGACAGCTTTTTCAGTTGCCGGGTCAGCAGATCAATCTCCTTGAAATCTCCCCCCGTCTTGTCTTTCTTGTCCGTCAGCTGGATGAGGCGGGCATCCATAGACTGGCTGACGCGCTGGACGGGCGGCGTTTCATCCCATACATCGCGTTTTTTCCATGAATAAATTGTGTTCTGATTAATTCCCATCAGACGCGCGATCTCCGCTGGCGGGTAGCCCTGCCAGTAAAGTTGTTTAGCTCTCTGACGTACAAAAGCGTCCTGTATCATCTGCCCTCCACCGTTGATGTGGTGAAGATTACCCCGCGCGCGATCCCCCTATCGCCCACTTTAAGGTCTGGCCTTCCTCCGACAACAAAACCTCGTTGAGACAGCAAGTTACGCTCTGCCATCATGGCCGTACAGAAACCACTCAACAGGATTATCGTCATGGCTAGCGCAGCTAAACCAGCCCGTAAGAAATTCCGCGTTGCTGTCTCCGGTGCCACCGTTGATGGACGTGAAATTCGCCCTGAGCACCTTCGTGATGCAGCAGCAAACTACAGTCCGGACGTGTACGGAGCACGCGTCAACGTGGAGCACTATCTTTCGCCTTTCCCCGGCAGTGATTTCGGCGCAATGGGGGATGTTACGGCGCTGAGTGCTGAAGATATCAGCGAAGGTCCGCTCGCCGGACGCACCGCGCTTTACGCTGAGATTGAACCTTCTGAGCGCATGAAGAAGCTGACGGAAGAAGGTAAGAAAATTTACTCCAGCATAGAGCTGCACCCGCAGTTCGCGCTTAACGGCAAGGCATATGTTATGGGGCTGGCAATGACTGATACCCCGGCAAGCCTCGGCACCGAACGCCTGAAGTTTGCCGCACAGCAGCGTCAGCAGGTCATGTCATTCAACAATCAGCAGGGCGAAGCCCCGCTATTCACCGATGCCATTGAGGCAGAAATTATCGAACTGGCTGAGCAGCGCAGCGATGAGGGTAAGCAGTGGTTCGGGCGCGTCATGGGAATTATCGGCAAAGGCCGTAAATCTGACGGTGAACAGTTCAGCCAGGTGCGTGACGCCGTGGAGAACGTCGCTCAGTCCCATGCCGATTTGCTGGACAGCTTCAACGACCTGAGCCGCGCCCGTGAACAGGATAGCCAGGCAATCCAGAAGCTGACCTCCGACCTTGCCGCGCTGACCAGCAAGCTGGGAAGCACTGACGCCAATTTCAGCCAGCGGGAACCCGCCAGCGGTGGCGCTAACGCGCAACTGGCTGATTACTGATATTCACAAAGAGAGCAGAGAACATGGATAACACTACCCGCCAGCTATTTGATCAGTACATCGCCCGGCAGGCACAGATCAACGGCGTGTCAACCGCTGCCGTTGCTGCAAAATTTGCTGTAGATCCATCGCGTCAGCAGCGCCTGGAGCAGGCCGCGCAGCAGGATGATTCTTTCCTGAGCAAAATTAACGTGTTTGGCGTTAAAGAGCAGATCGGCCAGAAAGTGTTGATCGGCAGTAAAGGCCCACTGGCTGGGGTCAATAACAGCACGGCCAATCGTCGCAATCCTGGTTCCAATCACTCAATGGAACCGTTCAACTACATGTGTCGCAAGGTCAACTACGACTACGGCATTGGCTATGAGCAACTGGATACATGGGCGCACATGCCAGATTTCCAGCCGCTGATCAGCAAGGCGATGGCACGCCAGATGTCGCTTGACCGCATCATGATTGGTTTTAACGGCGTGAAGTACAGCGACCCGTCTGACCGCGCAGCCAACCCGCTGTTGCAGGACTGTGGCATTGGCTGGCTGGAAAAAATACGCACTGAGGCGGCTCACCGCGTCATTTCCGGTGTCACCGTCACCGCCCGTGATGAAGATAACAAAATCATTGCGAAAGGCACTTACGGCAACCTGACCGCTGCAGTTTATGACGCTAAAAACAGCCTCATGGATGAGTGGCATAAGCGCAACCCGGACAACGTTGTCATTCTGGCTGGAGATTTGCTGACCACCAATAATTTCCCGGCAGTTAACGCCATGAGCCAGACCAACCCGAATACCGAAATGCTGGCCGGTCAGCTGATTGTCGCGCAGGAACGCGTAGGCAATATGCCGACCTTCATCGCGCCCTACTTCCCGGTTAATGGTGTGCTGATCACACCATTCAAGAACCTGTCGATTTACTACCAGCGTGGCGGTCTGCGCCGGACGATCAAAGAAGAGCCGGAATACAACCGTATCGCAACGTATCAGTCTTCGAACGATGACTTCGTCATTGAAGACTACGGCAATGTTGCGTTCATTGACGGCATTCAGTTCGCCCAGGCAGAAACGGCAGGCGAGTGACAGAAGCGGCGGGGCATTGCCCCGCCATGACGGGGAGAAGTGACGATGTTAACACCGGCACAAAAATATTTTCAGAAGGTCATGGCAGAACGCCGGGGCCAGGCGGATGAAGAATCCAATATCCAGCGCACCGCGCATGAGCAAATCCTGCATCGCCTGCGTATGGACTTGTCCCGCCTGAGTGGCGTGCAGTCCGAAGAAACCAAAGCCGAAATGAAAAAATCCATGCTGCCTGAATATGAGGGGTGGATTGAAGGCACGCTCGACGGCGACAGCGGACGGCAGGATGAAGTCATCACCAGGCTGATGGTCTGGGCGATTGACTGCCGTGACTATGCGCTTGCGTTGAGACTGGGGCGCTATGTAGTGCGCCACGGGTTGACGCTGCCGGATAACTTCAACCGCACGGCAGCAACATTCCTGACCGAAGAAGTGAGCAAACCAGTGCTGACGCTTGCCGCAGCCGATGCTGACGCTGATTTATCGGCCAGTACCGCAGTGCTTGATGAAGTGGCGGAGATTGTCGCCGACAGTGATATGCCGGATGTGGTGCGCGCCAAGTTGTGCAAGGCCCGTGCGCTTGCCCGCCGTGGTGCGACTGATATCACGACCAAAGCGGAAGCGCTGGCGCTGTTCCGTGAGGCGCTGACGCGCAACCCCAATGCAGGGGTGAAAAAAGAGATTGCCACGCTTGCCCGTGAAGTTAAGAAGCTGTCTGCGGATGACGGCACGGGTGAAGGCGGCGCGGCCAGCACCGACAAAACTGACGGTACTGTTGAGCCTGTTCCTGAAAAGACCACCACTGCCAGCGCAGCAGGTAAAGCGGCGACGCGTAAAACCACGCCCAAGACGGCAACAGGCAAAGCGACAAAGCGCAAGCCTGTCAGCCAGAAAAAGAATTAACGACTTCGGCCCCGTCCGACAGGCGGCGCGGGTGGAGATCTGCCCGTTTACGGTCTTTTAACCACCCGCCCACCGCCTGATTTATGGGAGATAAGCGCATGAGCAGCCTTGTGGCAAATAAGCGCGTTTTGCCTGCCGACAGTGATACCGCCGATGTTGATGATGGTGATAGCACCGTCAGCGCCGGGGACTTCTGGCCGGTGATAAAACTGGCCGATCTCCGTCTGGCCGCACGCATCACAGGTGGTATCACCACGTCCAGGCTGATACACGTCACCACGGAAGCGGTAGCCCATGTCACCGCGCAGTTGCTTGACTGGCGTGCCGGGCAGATCAAAGCAGGTTTTCACACGCTGGAAGATGTGCCTTCAGTCCAGCCATCAGGTGAGCAGGAAAAGCTGATGATCAACGGTGAAAACGTGAAGGTGTACCGATTCCGCCGTGCAGTCTATTCGATTGCCAGGGCCCTGGTGCTTGAAGGCTATCGCGACGTCGATACCACGGCGAAAGGCGACAAAGACGCCGCCGCGCTTGACCTGCAACGGGATGATCTCTGGCGGGATGCCCGCTGGAGTATCGCCGACATTCGCGACACGCCGCGCCTTTATGCGGAGCTTTGTTGATGAAAGTGAAGGCATTGCAGGGGGATACGGTGGATTTGCTTTGCTGGCGTCACTACGGCACCACGCAGGGCGTGACCGAAAAAGTGTTATCTGCCAATCCCGGACTGAGTCAGCAGGTTTTTCTTGATGCCGGTCAGGAGATTGAACTGCCGGAAATCGCGCGTAAAGCGACACAGGAGATGGTGCAGCTATGGGATTAAGTTTCTTTCACCGCCTGAATGACTGGCTGACATTCACCATGTCAGCAATGGTCACGAGTATCGGCGTTATGACGCTGAGCGAAAAGATAGCGCTGGCCGGTCTTCTCGTCGGGATGGTTTTTGGTGCCCGTGGTTGGCTCTATCGCGCCCGCATGGAACGGGGGCAGAAGCGTCGCAACGAACTGATTAATCAGATCCTTGAGCAGGCAGAACACAGGCAGATGAGTGAGTCAGAGCGCCGGGCGCTTGACCTTCTGCAACAGAATGAGCCGGAAGATGAAACAGCTTATTAAAAAATGCTCCATTGCGGCCATTGTTGCGCTGGGTATCACGCTCAGTCCTGGCGCGTTGCGCACAACGCCTGAAGGTCAGCAGAAGATTGCTGGCTGGGAAGACTGCCGGAATACGCCCTACTACTGCACGGCTGGCGTGCTGACGGTTGGGATTGGTTCGACGGGACGTGTTGAAAAGCGGGAGTACAGCGACAGCGAGATCGCCGGTCGCTGGATTAACGATATGCGGCACGCTGAAAACTGTATTAACCAGAATTTTGAAGGCGGGCATATGCCGCAGTACGCCTTTGAGGCCATGACGGATGCCGCTCTTAATGTGGGATGTACTGGCCTGATGTGGTTCACGGACAGCCAGAAGCGAAAGCAGCGCACGACCATCTGGAAGAAGGCGCAGGCGCATGAATGGCAGGCGATGTGTAACCGGCTGACAGACTTTGTAAACAGCGGCGGTAAGCGCAGTCAGGGGCTGGTTAACCGGAGAGCGGATTTTAAGGCGTGGTGCCTGCGGGACGTGGAGGCTGATAAATGAAGATTACAGCCATTTTATGCGCATTGCTGGCGCTGGCCTCTGGTGGCCTGCTCTGGCAGACACATCAACGCGGAAAAGACTCCGCTCGCAATGAAGCGCTTTCCCGCGAGGTGAAAAGTAATGGTGAAGTACTGGATGAGCTGCGGGCACTGACTGCTGATGCCCGCGAAGTGCTTGCACAGTTGCGGGCAACCGAGCAGCAAAGAAACGCCGAGGGAGAAAAGCGACGTGAAAACATGCGTGATGCCATCAAAGACGATACGTGTGCCAATACTGTTGTGCCTGCTTCTGTCAGTAACGGCCTGCAACACCGCACCGCCTCAGCCACAAATGAAAATCGTGTACGAACCGGTGCCGGAAAGCCTGACGGCAGCAACGCCAGCGCCGGAACTGACCGCCCCGGTAACGTGGGGCGCGATAGCTATCTGGAGTGATCGCCTGCGCGATGCGCTGGATACCTGCAACGTCGATAAGGCGGCGATAGCCGATCTCGACCTGCGCCGCCTGAAAAGACTGACTGACCACGCGAGGGCAACACAATGACCTTATTTGACTATCTGAGTGCTCACCCGTACTGGACGCTTATCTATCTGTTGATCATCGCGGCTGCGATTGAACGTTCTGGACGCTGAGAAGGTATCACCATGCTGAAAGCTGATTCACTGCGCGATGCCCTGACCCGTGCAAACAAATGGTGCAGGGCCAATCCTGAAGCCTTCACCGTTTTTGTGGAAGAAGGGAATATCGAGACGACCGGCGAAACGCCGTCGTTTATGTACCGCTATACCCTGGTGCTGTTTGTGATGAACTTTGCCGGTGATATTGATGATTTCACGCTGCCGTTAATGGCATGGCTCTGGCACAACCAGCCCAGTCTACTGCTGAACCCGGAGAAGAACCGGGACGTTAAATTTACGACCCTTATCAACAACGACGACACCGCCGACATTCTGTTTGAAATGCCGCTGTGCGAGCGCGTGAAGGTCACTCTGGATGCGAATGGCATTCCCCGGGCGGAGCATTTAACGGAACCTAAACCGCGCATCCCGTCAGCAGACGGCGACTGGAGCACCATCTTTGAGGATGTGACGTGGGAGGCTGACGCGCATGAGTAACGATCTCTTCCGTGAACTGGATCAGGTATTCAGCGACATACTCGCGGGCACCTCGCCGGGCGGACGTGTTCGCACCGCCCGCGCTGTTGGCCAGGCGCTGCGTAAGAGCCAGCAACGGCGCATAAAAGCGCAGCAAAACCCGGAAGGTTCGCCGTATCCCGCCCGCCGCCGCAGGGTGCTGCGTTCTCAGCAGGGTATTGTGTTTGTCTGGCAGGGTGAGATCCGTCGCCTGAAAAACTGGCACGGCGGCCGGGGGAAATACGGGCGCACCATCACCGGCTTTGACGAAGAACGAAATAATATCCGCACGTTTTATCGCAGCGATATTGAACGTTACATCGAGATCAATACGCGCTCAGTACGCCGTAATACCACAAAAAAAGTGCCGATGTTTCAGCGGTTGCGTGGCTTTCGCTTTCTCAAAATGCGTGCCGATGCAGGCGGTACTTCCGTGGGTTATGACGGTGTGGCCGCACGCATTGCGCGTGTACACCAGTACGGCCTGCGCGACCAGGTCGGGCCGGGTGCCTTTGCTAAATATCCGGTGCGTGAGCTTCTGGGCTTTACCGCGGGCGATGAGCAGATGATTACGGAACAGGTGGTTAACAGCCTGGGGAGTGCCGCACGGTGAGCGCTGAACTGATCCGCCTGCTGGAAAATATCCTCCGCGTCGGCATCGTTATTGCCGTTGATGAAGAGAGCTGGCGCGTACGCGTGCAAAGCGGTGAACTTCAGACCGACTGGCTGCGCTGGAACGCCACGCGTGCCGGGGCATTCAGTATCTGGGTGCCGCCTTCAGTCGGTGAACAGGTCTGGCTGGGCTGTATCGGTGGCAACCCTGAAACAGCGGTCATTATTGGCAGTCTCTACAGCAACGATCACCCTGCACCGGGTAGCAGTCTGAAAGAGATTGTGCTGACAGCACCAGACGGCGCGTCTTTCCGCTATGACGCGGAGGCCAGCGCGCTGGATGCTCAGGGCATGAAAACGGCACATATCAAAGCCTCTGCCAGCGTCACGCTTGAAACGCCGGTGGTGGAATGCACCGACCATCTGAAAGCGCGGACGTTCGAACTGACGGAAGGCGGCACGATGAAGGGCAATGTTACCCATTCTGGCGGATCGCTTTCATCTAACGGGGTGACGGTGCATTCACATGTGCATGGTGGTGTGCAGGGTGGCAGCGGCAACACAGGAGGACCGAAATGACAGTCCGCTACACCGGGATGAACCCGGACGGCACGGGCCAGCTTACGGATACCGATCAGCTGTGGAATTCGGTACGCGACATACTGACCACGCCCCTGGCAAGCCGGGTGATGCGACGGGATTACGGAAGCATGATCCCTGATCTTCTGGATGAGCCACAGAACGAAGTTACGCGCCTGCAATGTATGAGTGCGGCAGTGATCGCCCTGACGATGTGGGAGCCGCGTATTGCTCTGAACGGCATCAGTATCATTTATTCAAGGGATGGTGCTGTCACCGCTGAACTGGTCGGCATTATCACAGAAACCATGCAGGCGGCAGGCAGTTCGTTGACGCTGAGGAGTGGCAGCAATGGCAACAGTTGATTTATCGCAGCTACCGCAGCCGCAAATTATCGAAGTGCCGGATTTTGAGGTCATTCTCAGCGAGGTCAAAACCGTCATGCTTGCGGCCTTCCCGCAGGAGCAGCAGGCGTCTGTTGCCGCTGCGCTGGAGCTGGAATCCGAACCGCTGAACGTGATCGCCCAGGTGGTTGCCTACCGTGAAATGACGCTTCGCCAGCGCATCAATGAAGGCGCAGCGGCATGTATGCTGAGCCATGCCGTATCGACCGATCTTGATAACCTCGCGGCCAATCTGAACACCGAACGTCTGATCATCACCCCGGAAACGACAACGGCTGACGCGGAAACGGAAAGTGATACCGCGCTGCGCCTGCGTGCTCAGGCTGCATTCGAAGGCCTGAGCGTGGCCGGTCCTACCGGGGCATATGAATATTTTGCAAAGAGCGTCAGCGGAAAAGTGGCGGACGCGAGAGCTACCAGCCCGTCGCCCGCTGTCGTGATCGTTTCTGTGCTTTCCACTGAAGGTGATGGTACGGCATCGCCAGAGTTACTGAATGACGTCAGAAATGCCCTCAATGACGAAAACATACGGCCAGTCGGTGACAGGCTTACGGTGCAAAGTGCTGAAATTATTGATTATCAAATCAGGGCGCAGCTTTATTTCTATCCCGGCCCTGAGTCTGAGCCGATCCTTACCGCTGCGCAAAACGCCCTTCAGTCATGGCTCAGTCAGCAGGGCAAAATTGGTCGCGATGTCGCCCGTTCAGCCATCATGGCTGCCTTGCATGTTCAGGGTGTGCAGCGTGTGGAATTGCAGGAGCCTGCGGGCGATCTTGTGATTGATGATACGCAGTCGGCGCGCTGCACGTCTTTCGCTATCAGCAAAGGGGGAACCGATGAGTAACAGCCTGCTGCCTCCATCAGCCAGTGACTTCATGCGAAACGCGGAGAAGGTGACGGAGAAGATTACTGATATTCCGGTAATGCTTCGCTCGTTGTGGAACGCTGATACCTGCCCGGTGAGTCTTCTGCCTTATCTGGCATGGGCGCTTTCAGTCGACAGGTGGGATAAGGACTGGCCGGAGCAGACCAAGCGGCAATCTATCCGTGACGCCTGGCTGATTCACCGACACAAAGGCACCATCGGCGCATTACGCCGTGTTGTGGAGCCGCTCGGATACATTATCAATGTTACGGAATGGTGGGAAACCAACGATCCCCCGGGCACATTTCGCCTTGATATCGGTGTATTAGAGTCAGGTATCACCGAGGAAATGTATTACGAAATGGAGCGGCTCATTGCCGATGCCAAGCCCGCAAGCCGCCATCTTATCGGGCTAAATATTATTCAGGACATACCCGGCTACCTCTACACCGGTGCCCAGACCTATGACGGCGACATCATCACGGTTTACCCCGGATAAGTGAGAACAAAATGGCAGTGAAATTTAAAACAGTTATCACCAAAGCCGGTGCTGAAAAACTCGCGGCAGCAACCGTTCCGAACGGGAAAAATGTGAACTTTACGACAATGGCCGTGGGCGACGGTGGCGGCACGCTGCCGACCCCTGATCCGAACCAGACAAAACTTGTCAAAGAGGTCTGGCGTCACGCGCTGAATAAAATCAGCCAGGACAAGAAGAATAAAAATTATGTCGTGGCGGAGCTGCTTATCCCGCCAGAGACAGGCGGTTTCTGGATGCGTGAAATGGGGCTTTATGATGACGCTGGCACGCTGATCGCGGTCGGCAACATGGCCGAAAGCTATAAGCCCACACTGGCGGAAGGTTCGGGCCGCGCGCAGACCGTGCGAATGGTTATCATGGTAAGCGACATTGAGTCAGTCGCACTGACCATCGACACCTCAACGGTGATGGCTACGCAGGACTACGTTGACGACAAGCTTGCGGAGCATGAGCAGTCCCGCCACCATCCTGACGCCACGCTCACCGCAAAGGGTTTCACTCAGCTAAGCAGCGCGACCGACAGCACGTCTGAGAGCGTCTCAGCGACGCCAAAAGCGGTTAAGGCGGCGTATGACCTTGCGAAAGGGAAATACACGGCTCAGGACGCCACCACGACGCAAAAGGGTATTGTCCAGCTGAGTAGCGCGACCGACAGCACTTCTGAGACGCTCGCAGCGACGCCGAAAGCGGTTAAGGCGGCGTATGACCTTGCGAAAGGGAAATACACGGCTCAGGACGCCACCACGACGCAAAAGGGTATTGTCCAGCTTAGTAGCGCGACCGACAGTACGTCTGAAGTGCTGGCGGCGACGCCAAAGGCCGTTAAAACCGCAAACGACAATGCGGCCGCTGCCAATAAAAATGCCAGTGAGCGAGTCAGTAAAGCTGGCGACAGCATGACCGGAACGTTAAATCAGGACGCTGTAGCGCCTTCGACCTATAACATGACGGCACTTTCCAGTGCTGCGACGGGTAATAAAAATTACCTGCGTAAAATGCGTGGAGGCGGGACGGATACTATCTGGCATGAAACCGTTCAGGGCGGTGAGTATCGTCTTGCGACAGGCACTACCGATGCGCAGGAGGAACTCGCGATTAGCACGAGTACCGGCCTGCGGTTAAGAGGGAATGTCACCTCCCAGACCGGCGGGTTTTATTCAGGGAGCGGTAAAAAGTTTTCCTTCGTTTCTGCCAGTACCTCTGACAGGAATGCCACCCTGCGTCTCTGGGGTAATGTAGACCGGCCTACTGTTGTCGAGCTGGGTGATGACACCGGCTATCACTACTATTCTCAGCGAAATAAAGATGGCTCGTT